CTGCGATATGATAATTACCTGTACTTGGAGCACTTACGAATGATTTTGCGTATGCCCACTTTCTACTGATTTTTAACTTAAATAAAGATGTTTCAGCTAATCTGTAAGGACTTGCTAAAGTTATGTCATAAGCATGCGAAGTAATTAATGCAGTGTTTGCAGTTTCTTGACCATCAGCAGCTCTTGTAGTTTCAGTAATACTGTCAAGTACAATTTCTTGATAGCCAACTGAATCATTACCAATAACAAGTATATCACCTGCTACAACTGGTTCAGTATTTGCTAAATCAATTTTGTTTGATGGAATTACCTCAAATGAAATCGAGTTACTGTTAAATGTAATTGTTTGCGTGGTTGCTATAACCTCAGAGTTTGCACCTGTGATTCGTGTAGTTGGAATTTCTGTTGCAGCAATTAAATCTGTTGAAAAGTTTGTATCTTTAACATATGCAACTTCTAATGAATTACCCAAGGATCCTGGATATAATGCATCAAATGCACCAGATGTTGTGACGTTAATGTCACCATTTGCATGGTAAGAAACAGAACTTGATTTAGCAGGAACTGCTCCATTGTCTGCACGGGCAACCCATAATGCGTTTGCGTATGAAAGATAGTCTGCAGCTACAAAGAATGTTTCATAGTTATCGCCATTGGGTTCACCAAAACGTTGTACTAATTCATTCTCTGAAGAAACAAGAATTGCTTCACCTACAGGACCCCATCTAAACACACCAGCCATTGCTGCAGGTGGTGTTGCGATGGCAGGAACCGATGCTGATGCGTCCACCTCTCGAACAATTACGGAAGGACTTACGGAAAAAGCCATATTATTCTCCTTTAATATTATCTATTTTTAAATCTATTTACTATTTTATAGTTATCACAGTTTTATTTATAATAATTGAAATTTATATCTCAAATGTTCTTTCTGGTCTATATTCAATCCATCCCTGCTCGTCTGGTGTAGGATCTCCTGTATCTATAAACCCGAAAGGTAATAATTCTTCATCAAGCTGTTGTTCTGTTTTTTCTTTCAACGCTGCTAAGGTATTAATATCTGTAAGTTCTCTAAAGAACCGTTGGTCAGATAACCATGCAAACAGTACTAAGGTCATTACGAGATCATCGTTCCAACCAGATTCAGCTTCATAAGAATTACCTTTTTTACTAAAACGTGATAACTCCTGTATTGTGTTATAATCCTGTATTATTAACTGATTTTGTTCAATTAATAGTTTCAATATAGAACAACCTTTTGATTTTACACTTCTTGTTGTTCGTATTCCATGATCTGCTCTCTTCCCTCCAAAATTTGATACTTGCTTCCCGGCTCTCCCGTGGTTTTCAGTAAAGAGAAGATTTTCATAGCCGTAATCCATAAAGAGTATATCTGCAACTTGTTCACCGATATCGTTAATTTCAATTAAAACTGCACTCTCATTGTACATCAGCCCTATTCTATATATAACAGAAGCAAAGTCTACTGGACTTATGGTATTATCCTTAAAGACACATACTTGCTTGTATGGCATTTCTGTTGTATCAATTATAGTGAACGCCGAATAATCAAGACCTTTACCTCTTGATACATCAACTATCATAACATACGAACGTTCTGGGATTACTGCTTCATATTGAGCAATACCTTCACTTTCAGTAATTGGTTTGGATGGTGCAAGTTCTTTTAGTTTGGCACCACTAATAAGAGTACCTGAACTACCTAAGAACTGACAACAATATTCCTGCTCAAATTTTTCTTGGTCAAAATCTAAAGCTTCGAGAGTTTCATCTCTCCAATTTTCATCTCTGCCAGGAACATCATACCACATTACTTCAACAAACTCATATCCATTTGTTCCTTCTTTAGCACCTTTACAAGTTTTCCAAAAATGGTTTAATCCATTAGGTGTTGAAGTCATTAATAATTTTGTACTTTTACCTGATGAAATTGTTGGATATACAGAAGCAAAGAATTCATCGAAGCCTTCAATAAACGCAACCTCATCAAGATATAGGAATGAAATAGATTTACCACGAATTGCTGAACTTGTTGTTGTTCCTGCATAAATCTTACAACCGTTCTCTAATGTTATGTTACCTTTATTCCATTCTTCAATACCTTGCTGCATCCACTTAGGTAATGCTTCATAAGCAAGCTGTACTCTTCCTAATACCTCTCTTGCCGCGTCTCCCTTGTTTGCCAATATAGCAACAGTCTTGAATTCATTAAACAAGATGTAGTGTAATATAACTGCTACTGCTGTTGTAGTCTTTCCTGCCTGTCTTGATGTTAATACAGCAACACGTCTTGAATCTGTAATCTTTCTTGTAATATCTTTTTGGTAATCATACATCTCCATTGGAATCAATCCGTGGTCAACGTGTACAATTTTGATATAATTCTCGGCAAAGTAAACTGGATCTTCAGCACACTTCATATACTCTTTAAGCATTTCAGGAGTAAATTCTATTTGCTCTCCAATCTTTTTAAGATATGAATTGCCTAGATAACCTCTATCCATTCGTGTTATCACCCTTTATCATTTTTAATAAATCTGCGGTCGAAACAATTAAATTATTATTCGTAACTTGAGTGGATGGAGATTCTTCTTCTTTGGCATATCTTTTCTTTGTTGACATTTCAACATAATCTTTGTTTGCATCAAGTAATGTTTTCATTAATGTAGATACAACTTCAAATGCTCGAGGTGATTCTGATTGTTTCGCAATCTCTGTCATTTCTTTAACAGCATCATCACCAAGATTAATAATATTCTCGATGTTAGCTTTTGCTAATTCAATATCTTTTAAATTTTCTTCTGCTTCTTTACTTATAACTGCAGGTGGTTGAACTACACTTTCTTGCGGCAAATTCTTCACAGAATCTACACTTTCTACAAGTTCAGCTTCTTCATTAGTTGAAAAAGAATTCATTGGAATGTCAGGCAGTTTCTCTGGATTTAATCTATCCAAAGCTTCTTGCTTTTCATCTTCAGCTTCTTGTAAAGATCTCATATTCAATGCCTGCGCTATTTTATCATCTTTATCTTTCATAGTATTATTTATCCCTCGGCGGTCATCTTCCAATCACCGTCCTTATTTGTCCAAGCACAATTCTTTCGTAATCCTGATGTACTAAATCTATGATCTCTTTTATTGAAAAATAGTTCAACATCTCGTTTACGACAAATATCTTTTCCTGTAAATTCTTTATCTCTATATTCTTCACCTAAGATACGAACATGAATTGTATATAATTCTAATATATCTTCAAGATCTCTTTCGGTTGAATAAGGAATGATTTCGTCAACATAGCTTACTGCTTTTAATTGAGTATATCTTTCAACGATACTTTGAATAGGAGGGTTCTTTTCTTTTGGTCGGTCGGCTGCAGGGTTCATTTGTAATCCTACAATTAAATAATCACATTGCTCTTTTGCATCTCTTAGCATCTGAACATGTCCTGCATGAAGTAAGTCAAAGCTACTACAAGTAAATCCAATTTTCATAATATTATTCCTTCTTAACTAGGTTCTGTATCAGATATCGTTCCGATATATTCCCAGTCGTCGTCAAATTCAATTAAGCTATAATCAACGGTTTGTGTAATGTCATCAGTTGGCGAATTATTTGCCAACATTCCAGGTTGTCCTGTTTGGAATTCTTCAAATGGAGAATTCGCTGTTATATCAGTTGCATAACGAACATCAACGAATCTGATTGTTCCTTTATCTCTTTCAGGACCAAAGAACCAACCTTTCATTGTAAAGTTTAGTGTATATAGTATACTTCTTCTTTGCGTAAATTCTGCTTCGTAAACATCTTCTGATGTAACATCACTTAATATAAGTGGTATATCCATCGGTTCTAATCCATCAATTAAATTCACAGTGCTTGTAAATTCTGGATTAAAGAACGGTAAAATCTGTTCTAATATTTTAACAGCATCTTCGTTATATTTTGCCATTATGTATAAACTGAATCCCATATTATATGGAGTCCCAGAATATACAAATCTTCTATTGCCGTTGTCTTCGTCAACAGCAGTCTTTCTTAATTTTCTTGTCGGCGCAACTTTTCTTTCAGTGTCGTATGTAAAACTTGTTAACTCAAAAGCCATACGAGGTAATGTCATAGCATAAGGTTGTCCTGCGATTGGATTACCGTTTGCATCAAAACTTGCACCACCTAATATAGCAGGATCTTGGTCAAGTCTTGCTAAAATCTTTTGATATGGTCCATAAGAGATAGGTACAATCTGTCTCTGATTTAAATTACCATCAGTGCTTGTTCTACGAACTTCTAATTGATTAAAGTATGTACCAAATAAGGCAACATATTTACGAATCGTCGAATTGTAAAAGTAATTTGCTATTGCCATTATGAGTCACTTATTTGTATGTTTTCGCTAAAAGGATCCACTTCAGAGAAGTCAATAATTCCATCAGCTTCTAATTCAAAGTTTAGATTTCCTGCATTATCATCAGTTTGTGCAAGAGCGGTTAATGTTGCGTTATTTGCATCAACAATTATGTCTGTATTATAATCAGCAAAGTAATTGTCAATTTCTGTTCGTCCTGTGTTAAACCTTTGATTGCTGTATTCTATCAATTCACATGTCATATCAAATACTTGTGTCTTACCTGTTTGATAAAATACACTTTCATGTTCAACAAACTTAATTTCAAAAATCTTTTCGTTGAGTGGAAAATAAATTAAATCGCCTTCTCTCGGACGAAGCAATTCAACAACTTCTCGAGTCACATGTCTTTCAAAAGTTCTATTAGCAACTGTAAGAGTTAGTTGGTCTCTTATTTGTAAACCAAACTTGGATAAGAAATCACCTTCTCCTTCAAATCCTTCGTTATTTTTAACGTAAACCTCGAACTCAAAAGTTTCGTTATATTCAGGAAAATCGTCTTCATTAAATATTACATCACGACCTTTAAACGCTCTGCTAATATAAATGACATCAACACCATACTGCCTGATAGATTCAATAACTAAATCATCAATCAGTTCTTGCTCTGAAAGTCTAGAGTAATTGTTGAAAAATACGTTCGTTGCCATTACTTATCCAATATAATTGTAACTGAGAGGTTGTAAATTATTCACTGCTTCTTCTTCCATTAATCTCCTCTCTTCCCTTGCATCGGAAAGTATTTGTTCTCCATTGAATGTTACACCGCCTACAAGTTGCATACCTGTAAACTTAGTTAGGTTTGCACCCCATTGTTCTTTAACTAATGCAGTTGCATAATTTTGTAACCAACGATCTCCCCAAACATCGGAATATGTAGCTGGGTCAATTACATCGTAAGCTTCAATAATAATATATTCTCCAACTACAAGTAATCCTGGGTCAGTGTCAAGGAATAATTTATTTACATGTTTATTATAACGAATCATTGGTTTACCTACAAGCATTTCTTGTAAGAACTCTAAATGAGACATGGACATATAATAGTTTGTGATATTATATCCAGTGATGTCTTCAAGATTGTTTAAAACAAATTGGTACTGAACATTAAAGATACCTGAACCAGTTGAAATACTTGACTGCATATTAAAGATTCCAGAAATACCAAGTATCCCTGTAGGCAAATCTATATAACCGTTGTCTTTATTCTCTTGAGTAATTTGATGTTTCATATAAACAAGCTGACTTCCATTATAATGATAATCTCTCCAATAATCTACAGCTTCATCAACACGGTCGTCTATCTGTTCATCTGACACATTAATATCAATAACAGGAGCTCCGAGCTTACGAAGTACCCAGTCCTTGAATTGTTGTCTTGTTGTTGGTTGTGCCATTTTAATTTACTCTTTATTTTTATTATTTATTAGAAGATATTAGAAGGTAGCATCAGCTCTTGCGGCTACATCTAACTTTGCTTCAAATACTTTTGTGTCATCCTTTCCTGATAATCTTACCCAGCATTCAAAAACGTGTCTTTTCTGTAATCTTGAAGTACTATTACCAGATGCTGTTGCTTCATATCTAATTCTTGCTCTAAGTCCTACACCATCGGTTGGAACATCAATTCCTGACTGTCCACCAATATTATGTACACTAAACCAATCACCTGATGTATAACTACCTATAGTCGCAGGAGATCCTGTACCTTGAAAATGATACCTACTTAAAGTAAATGTTTCGGTAGTGCTACCCATATCTTGAACATTTGTTACTGAATGAACCCATCTTATTGAGTCAATTGGGCCGGGATAAGATTGTCCTGATACTGCCGAATCATTTGCGTAATGAACACGAGAACCTCCTAACATATCAGTTCTAGTACCTCCTGTTGTAAAATAATCAAAGTCTTCATCTTCATAAAAAGAACCAGATCCCGAAGCACCTGAACCAGCATCACTTGTTCTTACTACAAAGCCTCCAAAGACAGTATCATAAAAAAAGTCAAAAACCAAGTCAGCATCAGAATACGAAGCATCACCGTCTATTCCAAGAGAAAATATAACAACTTCAACTGTATCGTTTGGATTTTCTCTGTCGTATATATTTTCTCCAGAAGTTGGGTACTCATTTCCTCCAACTCCGCCGGTGCCTGCGGCTGTTTTTCCGCCTGCGATTACATTAAGTGTATGTGGTAATGCCATTTTTTATCCTCTTATGCTGTCCCGTTCATATCCCATTCGTAATAACCAGTAGCAAGTATATTTGAACCGATTGAGTCGGATGCAATTTCTATTTTCATAACTCCAGTTGTCGAGCCGAAGTTGATACCTGGACCGGCAATAAAATATCTAAAATAATGACTAGATGATAATGCATTCCAAGTGTTAATTGATGAACTATAAGTTGAACTTAAAGATATTCCAGAATGACTCGTGGCTCTTATATAATACGTTTGTGAAGGTACAATGTTATTCCATAGTGAAGTACTAAAAGTCCAAAGACCAGTATTTGAACCTTGCGCAACACCTGTAGTATATTTTTGAACATCTCCTCCACTTGTAAATCTCATTCCACATATGAGGTCACTAGCTGAACCAAATCCTGATGTAGTGCTATCAGGAGATCCTGAAGTTCCATGTAATCCAATAGATTCTGTTGGAGCAGACGCAGTATAACCTACTGCAGATGCTCGAATATCATTAGAAGCAACATATGTAAAAGTAATTTGCCAATGCTGATATCCGCTCCAAGTTGGTTCAGACCCACCTTCCCAATTTATGTTTGAAGAAAATGTTGGAGCATATTTGTTTGATGATGTATCTAAAAGTAAAGTACATGTTCTACCTACCCCTCCACCTGATTCTGTAAATGATTGTGCTGCTGACATTGTACATGTCATAAGAGGAGTTGTAAAGTTAATGTTACTAGATGTTACTGTAGCTTGTCCATGAAAACTTCCATACAATCCTGAACACCCAGTAACGTTTGCTAATTGTTGACCATCACTAATTATTTCTGTATTATTTACTTTAATCGCCATCTGTTATTCCTATACTATTTCTTGCAGCAGTTAACTCCGCAGCGTCTAATTCTGTATTTGCGTGATATCTTCTAGGAACCCATGCCGACACAATTTCCCCTTCAGAATCTTTGGTAATAATATTATAAACAATAGTATCACCATCAATAATATCTTTATGTGGTTGAGAATATGTTCCTCGTATTTCCTTTCCCATTATGGTGACCCCGTGCTTTCAGCTGATGTAAAGTTTTGTATTCTTACTTCTTTAAGTAACGTATCTGTTGAACTAGCATCCCTACCATATATGCTTAATGTACCAATTGTCACATATGCATGAGTCTCCTCATCATAAGCAGTTGGCCCTGGATGATTTATAGTAAGCGTAATGCCAGTACTCATATCACCTGATGTAGTTTTCCAACCAGAATCAGTAGTACCTACACCAGCCGCACCACCGTTAAAAGTTCTTAAAGCTAATGCTTCTCCGGCTGCATTCGATGCGGTAACGCAATTCCAAACTGCTCTGATTCCCGTTACATTATTTGTAGCAGTAAATTTATACATTACTGTCGCAGGCGGTGTATATGTTAAACGATAAATTGCACTACCAGCTCCAACACCTTGAATTTGTCCTGATGTCGATACTTGAGTACCTCTAGTATATGAATATCCATCAGAGGCGACATAAGGATTGCTAGGGTATATAATAGTATTGTATTTTGTAACTCCACCTCTTCTAAGTGTATATGTTACAAAATATACTCCTTCACCATCCGGTGCATCCCAACTTTCTAACCATTCAGTAACTCCAGATGAGTAATCGTTTGATACTGTGTCAGTATTATCTAACCAAGAAGTTTCTGAGCCGCTCGTCCAACCTGGCGGGTAAGCGGTGCAAGCTGCAAAAGTATTGCCAGCAAGATTGCCAGTCATATCTGTGCCTTCATCTGATGCAGTGAGTGTTATAGCTTTAGTTCCACTTAAATATACTTTATATTCTACATGAGAATCACAAGTTACAGACTGTGTTGCATAATTAGAAGCAAGGCCGCCTGAAGTAAGTCCGTTTAAATTACTACCACCACCATCATCAGGACTACGAACTATTTCAGTCGTTGTAGTTCCTGCTAACGAAGATAAAGATCCAACACCTGCATAACCAGTTGCGATTACTCTTATTGTTGCATTATCCCAAGCAGTAAGACCAATTTGCCAATATCTTGTTCCTGACCAAGAAGGTTCAGTATCATTAGGCCATTTAAATGCTGAAGAAAAGCTTGGAGTATAACCAGCAGATCCTGTGTCTAAAAGAAGTACTGATGTTCTTCCTGTTGCCAAGTTACTTGCTGTAAAAGATGTATTTTGAGATAAAGCAACTGTCATAACAGGTTTATCCATATCTACAACAGTGGTTATAGTTTCAGCTAAAGGATGAAATGAATCGTAAACACCAGCTGCACTCGCAATGTTTGTTAATTCTCTTGCATCTGTTATTACTGTTGTTGTGCCTGTTTTAATTGCCATTGATTATAACTCCTTTATACTCTTGAGTTTCCAAATTGTGCTCTACAGTAAATCCCTAAAGCTCCTGGACCTTGAATACCAGAAAGGTCAATGTCACAAGTTGAATAAAGAGTTCCTTGGTCGCATACAATTTTTATTCTGAAATCTGGATCTGACCCAGATGCAAGGTTTGCTGTCGTAGCTGTTGTTGGATAAGTAACATTAGCCGATGCAACCCACCAAAATCTTATAAATGATCCATCACCATTCGATGGGTAATATGTGGCAGGGTTATATCCATCGTTAGTTGGAAGTGGGCCATTAGAATAGCCTGATGTGTTACCGGAGACATTTTGAGAATCTACATTATATTGATATTGCACTGAAGTAATGTTAGTTAAACCACTATAAGTAACGTAAGTATAATCTGTAGAACTTGCCGCGGTTGAATCTCCATTCCACCATCCAACTTTAATTCTATTATTTGATGGCTCGTGCTGAAAAGATACTGACACCCA